AACCAAATCTGAACTGTGTCAAGACCTTTCTTCGCAATGTTTAGACCATGATTTCATCGGTTGTGTGTCCCAAGCAATGCCACAAGAGGCAAATTTTGTAAAATTACGCTCTGCTAGTGATGAGATTGGCGAATTTCTCAATAATGAGTACGCAGAACTGCTAGCAATCGGTTCAAAAGCGGATGCAGAGATCGAATCGAGAGGTGGATTGTACGGATTTAACCTTGGAGAGCGTTGTATTAAGATTCCGCAACCAAATTCTTACAAAGTTACAAGGTTTTTTGACATGCCTTGTACTTACACTACAACTTCCGAACCATTAACCATCATTCCTGGTATTGATGAACCAAGAACTATCTCATATGGGTGGTTAATTCACAAATATTGTGCCTCCGAGAAAGAGAATGCCACGTTCAGGGTTTCAATGACCTTAGAGGGGCGTACAAAGGGGTCTCAGGGGCAGGATTTCATGACCTTCCTGAGGGAAAAGATGCCTTCTGCTACCTTGACTCCAACTAGAAAGGTCGGTGCAGGTGTTAAATGCTGGAATTGCTCTAGAGGAACCGTAAAAGGTCGTTGTTATGAAGATCCAAACAGCAATGGCGTCGTTTTTGTCCCTATTGGACTTGACGAAAACACATTTGACTACAATCAATCGGGATATGACGAGTTTACACAGTTGCAACTATGGTTACATGACAATTTGACCTATCAACCCAACCTTCTCTTGTCATGGATCCTTGGATCTACAGTGGTTCCGCCTAGTGGAACTGTTGGACAACCTGATTATAACGCTGGTAGTCCTGGAACCACTGCAACTTTCAATTATACGGGTATTGCTGCCGCACCATGGTCTGGTGGAGAACCACCCGATGAGTGCTGGGATACATATGTTAGGGGAGTTGGCGCATCTGATGGTCCTCTAGACGTTTTCTGCGGATATGACGTTAATGGTGATGGAATTGCAGGTGATACATACAATAATGTTGCTGCATTGATGAATATATGCGCTGCAGTGCATGATTGTTCGGACGTTGCCATAGCAATTCAACCAACAAGAGTCGCAAGTAACAATTTACTTACTATGGGACCATATGAAGGTGAGGTAAGAGTCCGCAATTACCTTACTGGTGTAACTCAAACCTACGCAAAGGCAGTTCAATACTTAAGCAACCCGTATTTCTCGGAATGTGATGTTGAATATGGCGGATCCCAAGATATTGGTGACGTGATTGGAGCGGATAAAGGTTTCTAACTTATGGCATACGGATTTCTAAAACCAGTTGCATTTCACAATGGACTTCCATGTAGTGGACATGGACTTTGTTTGCCGCCCACAGTTCATAGTCATCAAGCATGCGGTACTCCACCAATACCTTACACAATTAAGGTTAAGGAGTTTACATGTTGGTGGCCACCGACTCCACTAATACCACTCTCCGCATTAAATCCACTTAGAGCAACAGTTCTAGTGCATTTTTTGCCTATTATGCTTTTGGGTGATACATTCACTCCGCATATTAGTCCATGTACCAATATTATTATTTACTGGTGCCCTTGTGGTAAAAGTACATGTCCCATACCGACTCCAATCGTTTGTTCAATACTTACTATTGAGGATATGGGTGGTGTTGGTCATGTGAGAGTCCTATTTACTACAACTCTTACTGTGTTTGCACTGAAGTTACCCATCGGAAGAATTCTAGACCCATTGGGTGTTGGATTTCCTGGATGGTCATATCCATGCTCATCTGTAATCGCATGGGGATCCGCTACGGTGCTATCGTCGTAATCATGCTATACTAACTAAGTCGTTAATTACTACACAATGGGAATTAGAACAAAACTCGTTAATGGTCAAACTTTCATTGAGACCCAACCCAAGAAATCGAGACAGGGTAACGGTGCTCACACTAAGTATGCTGCTACAAGCAGAAACAACAAAAAGAAAATGTATCGTGGACAAGGTAAGTGAGACCAGAGACAAGAAAATCGATGGAAATGCTGTTTGCTGCTAAATGGAATCTTCCTAAAGCAGCAGTGCACTGCAATCTATCCGAAAAAGAAATGAAAATTACATTTAACGAATATTGTAACTTTCACCCACCAACCCATACAGAGTTCTAAATACAGGAGATTACCATGGCTACTAATCACATTCCCGACCACATTCCGTGGATGATGAAAACGGATCATGGGACTGTTGTTTTAATAACCGATCCAAAGTCTGATAAATATCTAGATATGGCGTCCAGACGCCGTGAAAGATCCATTAAACACAAAACCTCCTAATGCCTGCATATAGGTTCCGATCAGAAAAAGTTCTTAGTAGGGCGTTCAAAGATCTAGCGATCTCATTTAACGCAAACCCTAACACTAAGGACTTTGGCGCTGTGAAGAACGACAATGCTATTAAACAATCTGTTAGAAATCTGATGCTCACTACATTTGGTGAGCGTCCATTTCAACCTGGGATCGGATCACGCATCAAGGGATTGCTCTTTGAGCCCTTTGATGTGTTTTTGGTTGAAGAGATGAAAACAGAAATTTATAATGTCATTGACCGATTGGAACCGCGTGTATCATTGACAGACGTGAGAATTGAAGGTTCAGAGGATACCAACTCTATTGCTATTGAATTAGATTATAGAATTACAGGTCAAACTATTACACAAACCGTAGACTTCCTCCTAGAGAGAGCATAAAATGCCAGCCGTACCCTCACAACTAACGGCTCTTGATTTCGCAGAAATCAAAGAGTCAATCAAATCATACCTCAGGACTCGTAGCGAGTTTAGTGATTACGACTTTGAGGGATCTAGTGCTGCTTATCTGATTGATATTCTAGCATACAATACTTACTATAGTGCATTCAACGCTAACATGGCGCTGAATGAAACATTTCTTGAATCTGCAACTGTTAGGGATAACATTGTCCGTGTTGCCAAGCAATTAAATTATACACCAAGATCCGTAAAAGCGGCAAAGGCATGTGTTGCAATCAATGTACAAACCTCTGCTGTAGGTAATTCTCCAAACTTTCCACAAACCGTCACTTTGAAACGTGGTGATGTGTTTGTTTCGCGCAACATTACTGACACATATGTATTCTGTGTTGTAAATGATGTTCAAGTTTCCGTAGATCCGCAGACGGGTCTCGCTGAATTTAGCAAAATTATATTCTATCAAGGTAATCTACTAACATTTACTTACGTTGTTGACGATACTAAGAGACAGGAATATATCATTCCTTCGGATAATGTAGACACACAACTACTGCGTGTTTATGTTCGTCCTAATATTCAGTCTTCTCAGACTGATGAATACTCAACTGCGAACAATGTTGTCAACCTAAACTCCAACAGTCGTGTATATTTCCTTGAGGAAGTAGACGATCTTAGATACAAGACTGTATTTGGTGACGGTGTTTTGGGACGTAAACTGGTTGACGGTGAAGTCATCGAAATGCGTTATGTCCGTACTGCTGGTTCGGAAGCAAATGGTTGTACCGACTTTGCATTTACTGGTTTAATCGTTGATAGTGAAGGGCGTCCTATTCCCCCACAGAACATCGCTATAACGACCATAGACGCCGCTCAAGACGGTGAGTCTATGGAATCACCCCTGAGTATCAAGTTTAATGCTCCTAGGGCATATGCAACGCAGAACAGGGCAGTTACCGAGGCAGACTATGAGTATATCGTATCTACCATTTATCCTCAGGCATCTTCAATCACTGCATATGGTGGAGAGAAGTTAAGTCCACCAATTTATGGAAAAGTGTTTATTGCTATCCGATCTAAAGCGGGTACCAAACTAAATGCCACAACAAAATTGAATATCAAGAATGACCTTCTAAAGTATTCAATGGCTGCTATTGAACCAGTCATTACCGACCCAATCGAATACTATATCATTCCTAAGACTTGGGCATACTATGATGGTAATGCTACAAGTAAGAGCGATTCTGAGTTGAAGACAGATCTTCTTCGCAACATTGACAAATTCAATGCTGCAGGTAAACCGAATCGTTTCGGTGGACGTATGGAAGGTTCCAAGTATAACAACATGATTGACAATACCGATGGTTCAATCTCAGGTAGTGTTACACAAATGACCCTAGGTCAAAATCTAGATCAGTTTACGTTCGGTACTGTGTTTACCCAGTGCTTGAATTTTAACAATCCGATTCATAACCCTGGTGACCTTGCAGGTACACCTCCTGATGGAACTGGTGATGGTGATGGTGATAAAGGATCATGTGCACCAACATATTCTACAGTAAAGTCTGGTACATTCTATGCTACTGGATATACTGATTCACTTGTAGATGTTGTTGGAGAAGGCGTATCTACTACTCAACTTGCAACAACAGTTACCAGTGATGATACTGAAACTTTGGTCCCTGTAAATATCAGAGACGACGGTAGAGGTAATCTTCTTCTCGTTACTACGAGAAATGAAAAAGAACTGATTCTCAATAATAGTGTTGGGTCTGTTGATTATTCAACAGGTAAAGTTTGTGTGGGACCTCTTGCAGTCGGTGGAACACCCGATGGCACTGAAAGACTTCCTATTGCAGTCAATCCATATTCAGTATCAATTACAATCCCACCTGGCGTTGATCCGACAATCTTTAACCCGAATGTCTATCCGATCAATTATATCAACAATCCTGGGGTTGTTTCACCGTTTGACCCTAATAATTTTGACGGTTGGAACTATGGTCCAACTGACATAAATATCATTGATTATCCGACAGATACCTTCCAGTATCCTGAGTTCGATTCCTGTTTCTAATATAAGAGATGCAAAAGAACATCAACATTTCCGATAGAGTTGCGTACCAGGTACCTGACTTCATCAGGGAAGAAGACCAGCAGTTTGTAAATTTCCTCTTTGAGTTTTATAAATCTCAAGAGAAGACAGGAAAGCCATACGACATTCTGAATAATTTAACACATTATTTGGATGTTGACACGTATGACGCTAAAACGCTATCAGCAGAAACAACACTGCTGAAGAATATCGAGTACGTTGAAGACTTGATTGAAGTCGAGTCAATTGACGGTTTCATCGAAAAAGATGGATCAGTCATAATTGATAGTGAAGTGATTTACTACGAATCACTGACTCGTGGTCCTGATGCTATTCTTACTCCTGGAATTTCTCTAAATGAGTTTCGGAAAAAGGAACAATTCTTAGAATCGCCATATTCTTTATTTGATGGAACGCAAAACACCTTCGCCCTGAAATTCCTGGGTGAACCTGTTGCTCCAATTTCTTCATACCATCTGATCGTTAAGGTTTACGATCAAGTATTGGTTCCTGAGACAGATTATTATGTAGAAGGTAATAATATTCGCTTTGTAACTGCTCCTAGAGCAGTTTTGGGTACCGATAACCCATCTTCCACCAGTATCATCTACATGGTGGGTTTTGCGGGTACTCCTATCGTAACTATGGATGCTCTTGCGCCCGAAACTGGGTCTAAGGTCTATAAGTTGCGCTATCAGACTGGGCAATACACCCCAGTATCCGCAGTTGGTCTGATTGTTAATAGAAATAATATACTCCAGCGCCCTTATGAGGACTATGTTCTCTATCAGAGCACAGACGATGGATCTTACATTGAGTTTAGAACTACAGAACTCAGTGAAAGCGAATTCTTAGACATTCGTTCTGTAGAATACAACTCTCCTTCAATCGGTACAGGCGCAACTGCCGTATCTAGTGTAGACGATGATGGTAACCTAATTAACTTGATCGTCAGAAATGGCGGTAATGGGTATCGTCTTGATTTTGCACCTAAGGTAACTATTACTCCATCTGACCTTGGTGGTATTGGTGCAACCGCAAGAACATTGGTTGCAGGTGTTAAAAATATTCAACTTATTAACGGTGGTCAAGGTTATACCTCGTATAACCCACCGCTGATTGAGATTGCCGCTCCTACCAACTCAAATGGCACTCAAGCAACCGCAGATCTGACTGTTGATGACACAACTGGTGAAGTCAATGCGGTCACTATTACCAATTCTGGTTCTGGTTACGATTTCATCCCCGCAGTAACCTTTAAGAA